GAATGCTTTCGCAAATCTTAGGCTGTGCAGCAATGCGCAAAACGGCATGAACCGTGGCGCAACAAAGGCAAACAAACTGGGTGTCAAAGGCGTTTGCTGGGACTCAAAAGCCTGCAAATATAAAGCCTACATCACAATTAACGGCAAAAAGAAACACATTGGCAATTTTACTGATCTTGAATCAGCTGTAGATGCTAGGCGGTCTTATGAGGCCGAAATCTTTGGAGCCTTCGCTAAACTCTCATGACTCAATCAACAGCACTCACCACCACCCAGCCAGCCGGCTCTGTCTTTTCGGGGATTCAAGCGTTCGAGGATGCCCAGCGGATCGCCAAGGCCCTGGCCAGCAGCACGCTGATTCCGCCGCAATTTCAAGGCCAGCAGGGCTTTGCCAACTGCTTGGTTGCGCTTGAGATCGCCAACCGAATGGGCATCAGCCCGTTCTTGGCGATGCAGCACCTGCACGTCATCCACGGCCGGCCAAGCTGGTCCAGCAGCTTCATCATTGCGATGGTGAACGGCTCCGGCCGCTTTAGCCCGCTGCGGTTCGAGATCAGCGGCGAAGGCGACAGCCTGGCCTGTTATGCGATCGCCAGCGATCTTGCCAGTGGGCAGGAGCTGAAGGGGCCAACCATCACCATGGCCATGGCCAAGAAAGAAGGATGGTCGACGAAGTCGGGCAGCAAGTGGCAGACGATGCCTGAGTTGATGATTCGTTACCGGGCGGCGGCTTTCTGGGGCAGGCTGTACGCCAGCGACATTCTGCTTGGGATGCAGAGCCAGGAGGAAGTGGTGGACATCGAGCCGGTCAAGGTGCGCACCGCTGAGCCTGAGCTGCCCAAGACGAGCCTCGACGACCTGAATGCACAGATCGCCGTCGAGCCTGAGCCTGAACCGGTGGAGGTGATCAGTGATGAACTCTTCTGATTATCTGACCGGCCCTCAGTTGGCTGAGCGTTGGGGGCTGCATCCTGACACGCTGATGCGCTGGCGCAAGGCGGGCAAAGGTCCGCCGTACTTCAGAACCCCTGGATTCGTGCTCTACCCCTTGGCCGAGGTGGAGCAATACGAAAAGGCCAACACCATTACCCACGATCAATCATGAGCTTCAAAGCAAACGGCGCACTGTTTCGCAACACTGAAGAGAAGCTGCGCGCCCGACTGGGCGATCGCTTCGAGGCTTCGAAGAATTATCCGATGTATGACGGGGTGATCAGCGTGCCGGCCGACCAGGCCTATGCGCTGGCCAACTACCTGATGAACGCGCAGCCGAACGATCGGGGCAACATCCCGATGCGCATCAGCGGCTGGCGCAAGGAGCCACAAGGCGGCGGCGATGCGTATGTGTCGATGTCGATCGAGCCGGACTACAAGACTCAGAAGGCGATCGAGGAAGCTGCGGCCACGTCGGTGCCTGCTGCAGCCGCCAGCCTGGCTCAGGCGACCGGCGGCACGGTGATTCAGGCCGACGTGTTCTGATTCATGATCATCAGCTCCAGGCGCGCGATCTCATGGACCGCCGCTTGGAGCATTTCCTGCTGGCGGTAGTTCTGCCGTAGCAGTTGCGCTGCCAGTTTGCCGACGGTGCCATGTTCGGCCAGGCCGCGGCAGTTGCTTTCAAGTTTGAACAGCCGCTCTGCTGGGATCTCGACCTGCATCCATTTCCCGAAGTCCATCGATCTGGGGCAGTTGCCCCATGTTGCCCATGATTTGCCCAGACTGTCGCAGCAAGAACCACAAGGTCCCGGTCACCAATGGCCAGATGGACGATCAGATCGTTCGCAAGCGTGTCTGTGGCGACTGTGGCCATGTCTGGTTCACGGTCGAGGTAGAGGTGCCCAAGTATGCGGTCGGCTGGTCGTCAGGCCTCCAGCGGAAGCCCGTTCTGCGCGTGCCGGCTGAGGTGACCACTGGCATGGTCCGCATCGGGGCGAGCCATGAAGAAGCGCAGGACTCAATCCAGAACCTGCTGGACGCCAACCGTCGAAGATCGGAGGCTGCCGAACTGCGGCGCAATGTAACGGATCACAACAGCCGGGGCTGACAGCACGCCGTCTACGGTGTATTGTTAGGGGACCGGAGGCGATCAGTCCTCCACTCGGCAGCCCAGAGGCTGCGCTGAACATGCAGGAGCAGATCATCACCCTGATCGCTCAGTTCAACGCTGAGGCTCACGACATTGCTCAGGAGCTGCGCGGCTCCCTGCCCCACAAGGATCCAGGCCGTTATCTGGAGCTGAGCCGTCGTCATGGCGAACTCCAGCGATGGATCGCCACCTGCGGGGCTCACCTCTGAGCCCTCCGGGGCTCCCCACTATCACCCACACCACCATGACCACTAATCCTTGGATCAACCGCTTCGCCGCCCTGGCGCTGCTGTTCATGATGTATGCCGTCGGCATTAGCGTCGGCCGTGATCAAGCCGCCGAAGCGCATCACAATCACCCCGCTTGCCATCAGGGGCTGAAGCCATGACTCCCCGCCGCTTCTATTTCCAGATCCGCAGCGCCAACGTGATCGAGGCGATCACGGCGCACACCCTGACCGAAGCCAAACAGATTGCCGAGCAGTCCGGTTGGCTGCCGTGGTGGTCTGAGATCGAATGGCTCAACCCTGAAACCGTCACCGACCCTGCAACCCATGAGTGACACGATCGGCGCGATGCTCCCTTGGGCATGGCATGAAGAACCAGACGACAGCAAACACGGCGAAGGCATCAGCCGCCCGCGGCATGGCGCTCAGACGCGCGAGTACCGCGTGCTGGTGCGCAAAGCACACACCCAGCCGATGGTCTGGATCACGCAGGCAGAGACCAAACGCCACGCGCTGCGGTACGCCCAGAACCGCTGGCCGAACGCAACGGTGGAGGTGCTGCCATGACCGACCACATCCGCGCCAAGCTCGAGGCTCTCATCAGCGACTCGAGCATGTTCAACGCCGGCCAGCTCGAAGAACGCCGTCGGCTGCAGCTGTTGCTAACTGCAAGGGTGGACGAGCTGCGGAGCGGTCCTACCGTGCCGCAGGTAAGCGCGATTTGCGCTGAACTGCTCAGGATCCGCCAAGCCCTCGAACCATGCTGAACGGCAGCCAACTCGAACAGCAACGCTCGGACATGCTTGAAGCGCTCTACCATGCGAGCGGCCGCACCTGCGGCACCTACACCGGGCTGTGGCAGGAGTTCAGCCGCGACATCGCTGCTAACTTCCGCGACACCGATTACGCCGACCTTCATGCCGCCTGCGTGCTGGCGATTGGCGAGGCCGAGAGCCATCTGGCCGATAAGCACGCGCAGCAATGCATCCGCATCTGCCGGCAGTTTTTGCTGAGGGGCAAATGGCTTTGATCCGTTGGATGTCGAGCCATCAGACGGCTCGCGAGCTAGGCATCTCTGTACGCACGTTGCGCCGGTGGCGCGAGTCTGGCCGGCTCAAACCTGGCGAGCATTATCGACGCAAAGGACCATCGCCTGACAGCGACGTTATCTACAACGTGGCTGCTTGCGTGCAGACCATTGACGACTTCACGCGCGACCGCGCCATGGAGCTGGGGCATGTCTGATTTGATCAACCATCCCGACCATTACAACCAAAGCGAGATCGAGTGCATCGACGCGATCGCCGCAGCGCTGACGCCTGATGAGTTCAGGGGATTCTGCAAAGGCAACGTGCTGAAGTACGTCTGGCGCGAGCAGCACAAGGATCCCGAATCCTTAAAGAAAGCCCGGTGGTATCTGGACCGCCTTATCGGCACCATGGAGCCATGAAACTGCCCCACCTCAACTGGCTCGAGCGCTGGGCGTTGCGGCTTTTGCACCGCAGCCCGCGGATGGCGCTGGTCATTGCCAAACCGGTCAACAGCACCCTGATCTCATGGTCGGCGCTCGAGGATGACGAGCTGGCCATGGTGATCGCTGAGGATCTGCTGCTCATGCCAGACGATGACGAGCCGTTGTCGATGCAGCTTGAGCGCATCTATCACCAGCCGTCCTACGGCGAACGCGAATGATCAGCTTGTACGCCGGCCGTTTGCTGCTGGTGTGCACCTGCAGCTCCCGCAACTGGCAGGCTCATGTCGTGCTGGGTCCAAAGCCTGAGCTGCAGATCAAGACTGATACAGGCACCGTCCACTTGCCCACGGCGCTCGAGCGGGCGCAATCGGTCTACCGCATGGCGGTGACGCAGCTGCGGCCTGCTGATGCGCCGCGCATGTGCTGGGACTGCCTGCAATGGGACATGCGCATCCAGGGGTGCGACCTAAACCTGCCGGAAGCTAAGCGCAGCGGCGGCCGCTATGCGCCGCGCTGTGAGATGTTCCAGCCATGCCGCGCGAATGGGTAACCGCCACGCGTGAGCCGTGGTGCCCTCTGATCAAGGAATGCCTAGCCGCGATCGATCGGCACAACCGTCTGTTTTTCCAGACCGGCGACCGCTGGCATCTGCTGCAAGCCGAACAGCTGCGGCAGTATGTGATCGAGCTGAAGGACTGGATCAGCGGCCATGAGCGAAGCGCAGGTGCTGAGCCGTATTGACCGCGATGGCGGCTGGATCGAGACGTTAGAGCCAGAAGGCGGCGGGGAGCTGTACTACCGCAGCTGTGCCCACGGTATGTGCCGCTATTCGAGCGACCTATGGCAGGCTGAGTTGTATCTGGATCACCTGCTAGCGCGATGACACTGGTCTACTTAGCCGCCATGTATTGGCTGATCTGTGCCCTGGTCATCCTGCTGCTGAGCAAAATCCTGCCCTAGCCACTGCGCGATCGCCCATTCGCTGAACGCTGACCAGAACGGCTGGGCGCGATACCAATCGATCCATGGTTTGTGACCTTTTCGGCTGTTGCAGCCGAGGCAACAGGCGACCATGTTCGAGCGCACGGTGAGGCCGCCGTGCACCTTTGGGATGACGTGGTCGAGCGTCGGGCTGCGGCCTAGCGCATCGCCGCAGTAGGCACAGCGATAGTTCCAGGCGAGTAGGACCTGATCGCGCGCTGAGCGTCGAGTGACGAGCCTGGTGCCATCAATGTGCGCTTTGTCCACTGAGATCCGGCGGCAGGGGCATGGCCTGAACCTCGAGGCTCAGGATGTCGTCGTCGTCGTGAACGTGTTCCGCTATGCGGCTGTAGACATCAGCGGGTAGGTTCTCAGGGTCAGCGTCTGAGCGCACCACAACGGTGGCCTTGACCTCGACGATGAACGCCTGCATCGGTTGGCCGCTGCTGCCCCAACGGTAACGGGCGCGACCGTATCAACCTCCTATGATCCGCCAGCTACACCACCCACCCATGACCTATATCCTCGACCTCGGCCCGTGGCACGTCGGGCCGTTCCCGACCCATATCGCGGCACAGCACTGGGCAGAGCGCCACGGCGTCGATGACTATCGGATGATTCCGCTCGACGATCCAGCCGAAGCGCCGATCAGGATCGCAAGGCTCAATACTCCCAGCGCACCCTAGGCCGGCCTTTGCGGATGCCGAGATGGATGAAACCCTTAGGCGCGCCATAGCCGACGCTGAACGGCCACTCTCGATCGACCCATGCCTGCACCTTGTTGATGTCAGCGCCATGGATGAAGAAGTCCACCGCGCCGACGCTGGGCGCGTCATAGAGGTGCTCTGATCCACTGGCGCCACCAACCTGCCGGTTGATCGCTGGCGGCCTGTACCCCGAGGTGATCACGATCGGCTTGCCGCCGAACGCGATCCGCACCCGCTCGAGGAATGCCGCCAGCTCGGCGGCCGTGTCCAGCTGATGCTGTTGGTCAAAGCGGCGCGCCTCTTGGTCAAGCGCAAACTCACCCAATCGGATATGCGGCGTGATCCGCAAATCAAACGAGCTGGCGGGCGTGAGCTTGGCAGGCTGCCGCTCAACCTCGACCACCTTCAGGTATCCCTTTGCCCATAGCTTGCCCTCAGCCTCGCGGCGGCGCCTCAGCCCAGCCTCGACGTTGGTGCCGGGGTTGCGGTAAAGCAGCAACGCGGCCGGCACCGCATCCCAGTCCTTTTCACGCAGCTCGCGGCTGATCGTCTCGAATCCGGTCGAGCCGTAGAAGCCACTGCCAAGGTTGTAGGCAAAGCTCACCAGTGCGCACTGCTGGTGATCGGCCATCTCGCGCCAGTGGGGGACCGTCTCGCGCAGCTTGGCCGCGATCCGATCCACCTCTTGCCGCAGCAGCATGTCGGCCTCGACGCGGTTCAGCTTGTCGCCTTTCTTGACCTTGCGGCCGTCGCCGTAGCGTGTCGTGCCCCAGCCGATCGTCCACGGCTCGCCGCCGCTGGCTGGATCGGGGTACGCGTCGAGGTGACAGCCCTCGAACTGCTGGATCAGCTTCAGGGCATCGCTCAGATCGACCTGTTTGCCGTCTTGGCTCCAGGTAGCGAACCACGTCCGATCGCGACGCATCGCGACGGCGTAGCCGTTGACGGCCAGATCCTGCTCGAGCTGCTGGATTGCTGCAGCCTGATGCGGATGGTTCTTGTAGTAACGAAACAGCGACTCGAGGGTGATCGGCGCGGTGTTGGCCACGATCAGCGGCGCTTAGGAAACATCAGCTTCAGTGCCTGCAACAGCAGTTGCACCCAGCTATTGGACTTGAGCGGTGTCAGCGCGATGATCTCGCTGCCAGCAGCAAGAACGATGGCGATGACGGCGACAGTTTGCGCGTCCATGACTAACCGTGTGGGCGTGCCTCTAGCGTAGCCACCCGCTGCTCGACGCCATTCAGCCGTGAGAAAGTCTCCTTGCGGTCGGCGCGGATGTCCGTGTGCATGACTTCGAGTTGGGTGGCGATGTGCTCAACAGCCGCGCTCAAACGGATGATGGCGTCTCTCGCCTCGTCATTACGCCGTGTAAATCCCATCGCGCCCATCGCGGCCACGCTGATGGATGCCCCAGCAACAGCAGCGATCAGCTCGATCATGCATTCAGGCTAGCGCCTGCTGCCATGGCATCCCGCTGGCTTTGCTGGGATGACGCTGCTCGTCAAGCTGCGCCTGCAGGGCTGCATGGATCTCCTGCACCTTCTCGTCGCCGAACTTGGGCAGCAGCCACTCCATAACCACCTGATCCTCGGTCAGGTCGGCGTAGGGAATCATGCTGCCCTCTGGGCGCTCCAGTCCGAGTGAGCCATACGCCGACGAGCGGTAGACGCCATCGGACGCTTCGACCGTGTAATGGATCACGAAGACATACCCATCGGCTGTCTCGCGTTCCAGGTTGGCGATGTGCCAGGTAAAAGTAGTGGCCATGAGTTGATGGGTGATGGTGGGAGTTTAGGACGGGTGTCTAGTGAAGGTGACTACGAGGCTTGAGGCACCGGCAGCGCGTGGTGAGGAAGCCAGGCCGAATAGCCAGCCCATGTTTGCGCTTCAAGCGGGGCGTAGATCCAATGCGGAAAAGCTCCAGGCTCATCAGCGACCCACCACCAACACTTTCCCTCTGCATCACAATCCTGCAGCCCCGGCAACCGTTCAGCGACGGGCACCAGCTCGGACTGGGCCAGGGCGTCAGCGGTGTGATCAACAAGCTGGTTGATCTTGGCGATACCTGAATCAGACAGGTTGGGGTGACTTGCGGCCAGTTCAATCACCCATTTGTTTAGCACAGCGCACAGCTCTCGGAAGTTAATCGGGCAATCTTTTTGGGTCACGGTGATTGGGTGGGGTAATTAGTGGGAATGGCTACTGCGCCTTAAGGAAATAGTGACCCCCAGGTTTGAGCATCGTTGAGAGGCTTAGGGGGTATTGCTATCAGCGCACTAGGCGCAGAAGTGAGTAGGACTTCTGTGCTTAGCAAGCCATCAGCACGCACGGCACGCAATAGCTGCCATCGTCGTAGGTGCAGGTGACGTGAGTTGAAGTCACCTTGGCGACGGTCTTGCTGCGGATGATGTCATCGTCTTGCGGTTTGGCAGTGCCATCACCAGCGGACATCAGCAGATCACCTCGCTGCACCGTGACAAGTTCGGCAATGCGGATCACCATGTCGCCGGTCATCGCAACGAAGAAGTCCAGTGGACCGTCGTCTGAAAAAGAGGTCGAGACGAACACGCCAGCGACGTTCTTGTCGCCCTCTACGTCGCTGATTTTTGTTTTGTTGAGCTGCTCGTTGTCCTCCTCGCCCCATTCGCACATCTCGTCAAGGTTGGACATGACGGTGCCCTTGAGGATTGGAGACGGGTCTTCGTTGTTGAGAAGCTGGGACCAACGAGCAAGGTGACCACCACCGTATGTGACGGTCGTGCCGGAGACGGAAATTGCGCCTTCTAATGTACTTGCTTGATAAAATTCAACAAGATCGCCATCATTGGTAAGTCGATTTACAGCTATTGGCGTTGCACCGCTTCTTGTTGTTCTTAACTGACCATCGTTAAGTATATCAACCCCCGCAACACCAAAATTTGCGCTTGTTTTGACAAATAAAATTGTTCCATCACTAGCAATCCTCATCCGCTCCGTCGGGCTGCTCGCTCCGTCGGCCGTAGTGGAGAACACTAACCTGCTGGGTTTGTCACCATCGGCAAATGTGCCTTCAGCAACAGCTCTAATCTGTGCGCAGACTTGGTAAGTACTGGAAGTGGTTGCATTTGAATACCAGCGGATACCGCCAAGTTCATTGCCGCTTCCGATTGATGTGTCGTTTCGCAAAAGAGCTATAGATCCAGCGGACGGGCTAGCAATGTGCAGCAGTTCATCGTTACTGCCAAACGCAGTAGACGTGCCAACTAACAGGCGTCCCGAAATGTCAAGTCGTGCTTTTTCAGTGGCGCCGGTTTTCAGCAAGAACGGATGCGCCGTCGTTGTGCCGATTCCCATTGCGCCAGCGCCGTCATAATCAATTGAAAGATTGACGGCTTGATCAGAACGGCCAAACTGAGCAACCTCGCTGCTGGTTACAGCTCCGGTGAGGAATCGAGCAACGTTTGTTGCGCCAGTGCTTTGGCAATCCAATAAATAGCTGGGCGAAGTAGTGCCAATCCCTACTCGGCCACTGGAATCGATCCTCATGGCCTCAACGGCGCCCTCGACGAAGGCAAGGGTGTCGGCTGCGGGGCTGTAGATGCCAGTGTTAAGGTCGCCAGTAAATGTGATCGACGGCGTGCCAACAGAGCCAAGGGGATGATCAATCGCAAGTGCAGAACTGACTGCAGTGGTACTCAGACTGAGTCGGACCGTACCGCCCGTGCTGATGGCGACCTGGTCAGTGCCGGGGCTGTAGATGCCTGTATCGGTGCCGCTGTCCTTGAAGTAGATGGACGGCGCTGCGGCCGAGCCGTTCTCAACTGCCAGCGTGCTCCACTCGCCGTCGAGCTGGAACAGCGTGATCCAGGCGTTATTGGCGGCGTTGCGCAGCTTGAGCAGGCCGGTGGTCGTATCTGCCCACCACTGATACGCGTAGGTGGTGCTGGGTGCAGTGGCGCCGCTGTTGTTGCTGACGATGGCGGCGAGGCCGTTGTTGATGTCAGATCGGACGGCCGCACCGGTGCCGTTAGCGATGACGTAATCGTGTTGAGCCATAACAAGGCCACTTTGCTACCAGTTTAAGCGCCCTTGCCAAATCCCACCGCAGTCCATAGGAAGTTCCTGCTCACTGCAGTGCCAGCACTGTTTCTGAACGTCACGTCAAAGCCGCTGCTGGTGACGTTGGTCACGTTGTAGTAGTCGCCTGTCGCTAGGTTCTGCGCCACGATGCCGATGCTGGGCAGGTAGGCATTCAGACCACCGAGCAGTGCGGTACCAGTGAAGAACGCTTTGTCAAACGTGACCGCCTTCGTGCCAGCGCCGCTGCTGACCGCCCCAACCGACTGCTCAGTCCTGCGCTGGAAGGTGGCCTCGTAGCCGAGCTGGTCGATCAGGATGTTCTGCGCTGTGTTGTTGCTGATCAGCTCTGCCTTGAACTGGAAGCCGCGCCCCAAGAAGGTGCCGTTGACGAACTCCTGCCAGCCGGACCATGTGGGCGAGCTGCTTGGGTTGTCAGGCGTGCGGCGCAGGTACAGCTTGGCATTGACCTGATCGATAATGCCGCCGTCCCAATCTGCCCAGTCATCCACCAATGCGGTGCGGCTATCCACCAGATCGTTCGGGAAGAAGCCAGCAGTGACAAAGAAGCGGCTCAGGTCAAGGGCATAGGATGCGCCCAAGTCGAGCGTGTTGAGGAACTCGTAGGTCCCCAGCGGCTGCACGGCGCCGAGGTAGTCCATGCTGCTGATCAGGTCAAAGTCAGCGATGGCGTCCAACAGCGCGTCACCGTCAAGCACCAGCGCGTCGAACTCTTCGCTGTAAAAGACGTTGGTCTTGCTGCCCTGATACGGCGGCGTGTCAGCATCTTCACGGCGGCTTTGCACCAGCAGGTTGCCGAGCGCATCCGGGAAGTCAACGATCACGCTCGCTTCAGTTGGGCTCTGACGCTCTCCGTCATCCTCGAACTTGACCAGGATCTGACCCTCCACCAGTGGCACGATCGCCTCGGTGCTGTAGCCAGCGACTGCAGGAATCAGGTCAACGCTGTTGCTCCAGGTGCCGGTGCCATCAGTCAGGTTGGTGTGGCGGATGTGGACACGGCCAGCAACGCGCACGTCCAGGTCAACCGTGGCATCCCAGCGCAGGCGGGCGCTGTTGGCACTGATCGGCTCGATGGTCAGGTTCTGGACGTTGCCAGGCGGCTCGGTCTTGCCGATCAGGTTGAAGGTCGCCGTTGCCGGGTTGCTGACGCCGCCGAGGCTGTTGATCGACTGCACCCGGACCTGCAGCGTGCCAGCGTCCAAGCCCTCGATGCGGGTGCTGGGGCTGTTGGTGTCGATCTGCGAGAAGTTGTTATTGCCGAGTCGATAGATCACCCGGTAGGACTGCACCAGTTGCGTGGGCGGCACCCAGCTCAGCTCAAAGGCGGTGCGGACGTTCTGGCCATCGGTGTAGAGGTGCTCCGTGCCAGTCAGGCCGGTGGGCGACTCAGGCAGTGCGGACAAATTGGAGATGTCCCGCGTCTGCAGCTTGATGTCTGACTCAATCGCAGCGTAGATGCTGCTGTTGTAGGCCAGCGCCGTCACGCCGTAGATGCCATCCTCAGCCTCGGCCACGCTGACAACACGGAACTGCTGCGTCTGCAGGCTGGTGTTCTCCATGACCCAGATGCTTTGGGCGTTGGGCGCTTCGCTAAACGCGCTCGTGACCGTGACCACGCCAGCAGCCAGAGTGCTAACGCTACGGGTTTCGACCAAGCCGGTGGGCAGCAGGACACTGATTGTGGGCGAGGTGCCCAGCGTGATGCCGGTGGCGTCGTCCAGCGTGACGGTCGTGGTTGTTGCTGCTGCGATGCGACCACCGCGTCTGCTGCCAGCCTTGACCGGATCGGCCACGTCGATCACCATGCCAGGGCGTAGCACGATGCCCGAGTCAATCGACACTGAGAAGGTGACGGTCTCGGTCAGGTTCTGCTCTGACAACAGTGCCCACTTACCAGCACGATGCGCTTGGCCTTGCGAGTAGCAGCCGACTGCCTTGATGTCCTTGTTGATGATGCCGTACTTGGCGACGGCTGACGCATCCTCGACGTACTCGTAGGACACCTCGCCCAGGTTGTCGTAATCCTGGTAAGCGACGGTTGCTGTGGTGTGCCGCGCCTTCTGCGATGAGCCGCTGTAGTTGAACAGCCCATCGACCACGTTGGCGGGAGTCAGCAGATACTGCGGATCAGATGGCTTGTCCTGCAGCACCACCATGGCGCCGGCGCCGTAGTAGGCGATGCCACGGAACAGCGCAACGAACTCCTGAATGACGTTGTAGACCTCGTCCCTGCTGTTGATCAGCATGTTGCAACTGAACCGTGGCTCCTGCCCGCCGCGACCGTTGCTGACCAGCGCGTTGCAGTATTGGCTGATCGCGTAGAAGTCATACCGGTCCAAGCTGCTGGCCGGGATGCTGGCGCCATAGCGGGTGTTGGTCAGCAGATCCCATAGGCACCAGGCCGGGTCGTTGGTCCAGGTAGCAGCGCCGAAGGTGCCATCCCAGACGCCGCTGTAGGTGACGCGGCCGAGGTAGGTGGTCGTGTCAACCGTGGCGTTGCTCGGCAGTTGCACCTTGATGCCACGCACCAGATACTTGCGGGCTGGGATGCCTTTGAACTGGCGGCTGTCAAAACGCAGGAACGCCAGTGCGCTGTTGGGATACCTGAACTTCTCGTCGATGATCTCGGTGTAACTGAACCAGAAGGTGCGGTTCTGCCGGCGGGCGCTGGTCTCATCAGCGCTGATGCGCTCCAACCTGATGTCAACCGGGAACGCACCACTCAGGGCGATGATGTAATCGCGCTGGTAAGCGTTGGTTGTCTTGCCGCTGATCGTGTCCTCGAAGACGGTCGTGTAGCCGCCGCCGTTGTACTGCACCCTGCAACGGATGCTGACGCTATGGCCGATGATGTCGCCGTCATCCTCGATGATCTGCAGTGCTGGCACCTGGACGGTGATGCGGGCGCGGTCCACATCTGAGTCGGTGATCTGCCGCGTGACGGATGCAGCAGCGGTGATCTCGACGTTGACAGCCTTTTCAGACTCGATGCCGTTGGTGTTGGCGATGTAGCTTTGCGCCTGCGTGCCGGTGCGTGTGACGACGGTGTAACCGGTGAAGTTGTCAATCCCGCTGCTGCTCTGGACTGGCGTCCCATCCAGGTAGATGCCCTGCACCCCATTCTCGATGCCTTGGATCTCGCCCTCGCTGATCAGGTCAAGGACACTGGCAAATTGGACTGATTGCAGGCTGTCATCAGCCTCTGATGGGACGTGGGTTGTGCCACCGCCACCTTTGCCACCGCCGCCGCCACCTGCGCCTTGCAGCACGCCGAGGCCGGCATTGTGAACGCGGATACCGCCAGCGATGAAGGTGTGGTGCCCCTCGACAGTCAGGTTGTAGACCGTGCCAGCAGGTAACTCTTCACGGCCAACGATGGGACGCAGGTGATTGTTCTCGTCCACCAAGCAGTCATCAGCGCCAAGGGTGCCGATCGCAACAAAGGCATTGAACTGGTTCAGCACCCAGTGATTCGGGGTTGCATCCAGTGACGCGCCGCCCCAAAGCTGATAGCGATAGACGCGTTCGTTCAGGTGCTCATGCACCTTCAGGATCGTCGCCTCGTGCAGCGTGCCCTTGTCATCGAAGCTCAGGACTTGATCGCCAGCCTGCAGCTCATCGATGCGACGCTGCCCGTCAGGCGTGCGCACCAACGTGTGCCCCAGGAAGCATCCACCGCCACCACCGCCGCCACCGGAACCTTGGAGCTGCGTCATTTCAGTTGTGCCACGTCAAGGCCGCTAGACAGGACAGCCGAGCCAACGAAAGCGCGGCCGTAAACGATCGGCACCGGCATCCCCTGCTGGCTGGTGTTGACAATCCCGCTGAAGCTGAATGACTCCAGTCGGGCGGCTTCCTTGCCGCGTTGCAGTGCTGAGATGTCGGGTTGCGGGGACAGCATCTGCGCAATACCACCAAGGACCAAACTGGCGCCGATGCCGCCAAGGGCAACAGCAGCAGTGCCCCCGATCAAGCCTGCACCAGCGCCGCCTAGACCGGCACCCAATCCAAGGAAGCCGCCAGCCGCAGGACCGGCAATAATTGCCAACGCAACCAGGCCAATGCCAGCCAGCACCTGCCCGAAGCCCTGCCCAGCACCAGCCACCACCGGCGCAATGCTGAACACGTCCCGTTCGGACCATGGCAGCACAGCCACGCTGGCATCCTCTTGTGTGATGCGTTCCTTGCCGACGGTGACGCGGAAGCCCATTCCGGTCTGCTCAGAGTCGATCAGCCAGCGCTCCAGCCCAGGGAAGTTGACGCACAACGCTTTGATCGCCTGCGCAGGCGTGTCTACCTCGAACTCGAACCGGCACTGTCCGAGTCGCTTGCGAAGTGCGCCGTAGACCTTAACGACTTTCATGCCGCAAGACCATGGCAGTGCTCTTGACATAGTAACCGCCATACACGTCGCGGCTACTCAATCGCCCCTGTACATGATGCAGGATTTGCTGATCACCCAGGTAGATCGCCGCGTGGTTGGGCAGGCTTGCCGATAGTTGCATCAAGATCGCGTCGCCGTACTGCAGCTCCTCGAACGGCACCTGCCGGAAGCCCTGCGAGCGGTAGCTGTCGAGGTACAGGTTCTCACCCCGTTCCCAGAACCGATCACGCCGGTCGAAGTCCGCCAGCGTCAAGCCCCACTCGCGGTGATACCAGTCCCGCACCAGCGAGTAGCAGTCCACCACGCCAAACACGAACTCCCGGCCGACGTAGGGCAGCTCAAACGCCGCAGGCTCGCAGTCGCCCCAGGCTTCGGTCTTGGGGTTGACGATCACCCACGTCAGGCCGCTGTTGTTGCAGCCGATCTGATCCGCTGCTGATGGGACTGGCTGCGTCACCGGATGGCTATGCACCACGGCCACGATCTCGCCCAGATCCTCGGCTGCTGCGTAGTCCGCTGGGTCAAGGATGAAATGCTCGTCAGGCGTAGCGGCGATGTTGCGGCAGGGATAGTAGCGGCGCCGGCCTTTGACCACATGGATCAAGCCGCAGCACTCGCGGGGATCTTCGGCCTGCGCGTGCACCAGGATGTCGGCCTTGAGCGTGTCGGTCAGCTTCATCACTGGGTCAGGCCGGCGCCGGGGAAGGAGCCGAACGGCAACTCAGCAGTCGCCCCAAACCGCAGTTTGCAGCTCTCCACCCGCTTGCCGCAAACGTCAGCAGCCAGCGTGCCAACAGCTTGATCATTGACGTTCCAGTAATTGCTGCCGGTGTAGCCGCACTCAGCGCCGCGATACTTCCACTGGCAGACATTGGCGATGATTTGCCGCTGGGGCAGCATGACGCCGGCTAGGTCAAACTTGCTGGCAAGCTCGAACTCGACCAGATCGCGGTTCTCGTTGGACTTTCGGTCGACGTACCAGATCTCCGTCGGGAAGCGAGCATTAGGGTCAGCCGCTGCCTCGCCATCGAGGAACTTCTTCAGCGTGCGGATCCGCCGGACCGTGGCGCCGCCCAGGTCGTTGCCGGGTGTGGTCGCGTTGACCAGCAGCAGCAGCGTGGTCATGTCGCTGAAAAGGTTACTGATCCGCAGCGTCGGACGCGGCAGGCTGCCAGAGCTGGTGTAATCGAAGCCCGTCGCCTCGACCGGAAGCCTGACGTAGGTGTTGCTGGCAAACACGATATTGCCTGTCACCGCTGCGTTCACGCCGTTGTGCCAGTAGTAGGTGGTACTGGCGCCGTGCAGTGTGGAGTCAAGCTGCAGCTCGAACAGCTCGATGATTGCGTTCGGACCCAGGACCGCCAGCTCTTCATAAACGCTGCTGATCGCTGTCCATGTGACGCCGCCATCTGCGATCGTGCTGCCGATGTCCGTCGGCCATGCCGGCTGTGTGCTGGCGCTGGTGCCGGCCACAGTGCAGCGGAACACCAGCCCGCTGGCCTGCGTGGTCGTGGCGCGAACGATGGCGCCGACTGCATAGCTCGTGCTGGCTTGCCAGGCTGCGTAGGCCATTAGGGCTCGAACACCTCTTCAAAGGTGGCGCTGATGTTGTTGAAGTTGCAGCTCACCTGGCTGGTGTTCCATCCACGACAGACCCACTTCCCGACGTAACCGTTCGGATCGGTCCAATCGAACGACTCAACCGCACCACGCGCGCGCAGGAAGGTCAGGATATTGTCGCGCTCAGTGTCGTCTCGATTGCTGAACTGCAGCGACCATTTCTTCGGCTGCGTGTTCAAGCCGTAGGCGAGCCGCTGCTCGTAGCCGTCACCGAAGCGAACGCTCCTGACGATCGGCTGCTCTTCTAGGTCAGCGGTGAAACTGGGCGTGTAGGTAAAGGTTGCCATCAGCGTGTGGTTGCGAGTAGGCCGCCAGGCCGTTGTTGCTTGACGATCTCAGCCTGCACTGCAGCGCCGATCACTCGGCCGAGTTGATTGGCGTTGGGTCCGTCACCCTGCACTTGGCTGCTGCCTGCGTCAACGTTCACGGTCACATTGACGCCAGCGCCACCAGATGCTGCCACGCCCAGCCGGCCATCAGCGCCACGGCGGAGCGGCATGATCGCTTCAGGGCCAGCCTCGCCCATGAGGCCGACGCCCTTGGCGAACGGGAACATGGTCGGACCGTTGACGATGCCGCCGCGGGCAAATGGCACCACGCCATTGGAGCCGTAAACGTTGCCGGTCGCGTTCAGCGCAAAGCCTGGCAGGAAGGATTTCAGCGCACCAGCACCGCTCAGGCCAGCGCTGGCCGATGCAAAGGTCCCGCCAGGAATCAAGCCCTGAATCAACTTCAGCAGCGGCGCGATGATCAGCATCCGCGTGACCATGCGGGTCAGATCTTCGACGATTGCCAGCGCAAACTGACGGAAGCTGAACGTGCCCGTCGTGGTCAGGCTGACGATCGCATCCTCCAGTCCGCTGAATGCATTGGTGGTGACGTTAGAGATGTTTTCACTCAACGTGCCAACGCTTTGCAGATAATCGTCAATTGCACTGCGCGCGCCTGACAGCGCGTCCTTCTGGCTTGATGCAGCGTCGCTGAAATCAAGCAGTTCAATGGCAGCCTTGCTGGCGTTCTCACCAATCTCGGCCAAGCCTTCTGAATACTTGCGCGCGGCAAGCGCGTTCTCGCGATCAGAGAATGCATTGATTGCATCCCTAAACGGTCCAATGTCCAGCTCGCCGCCAGCAGCCCGGACCTCGCGCGCCAAGTCAACCACTGCCATGGTCATGCGATCGACTTCGCGGCTCGCATCCCTAATCGCCTGCTCGCGCTCAAGCATCAACTGCTTAAACGGATCGGCACCGACGCCTGCAATCTGGGTGTCGAGATCCTCAACGTTCTGCCTGTATTGCTCGAGCAGATCGCTGGCTTTTCTCGTCAACTCTTGACGCCGCTTCAGTATGCGCTCCTGCTCATCCGCCGCTTTCTTCGCAGCGGCTGCAGCCTTTTTAGCTGCCGCTTCAGCGCGCTTGTTTTCCTCGGTTGTATCCAATGCCATGCTGCGCCCACCTTGGCGGCGACCAGTGCCGGGGGAGGGTGCCTCGCTGAAGATCTTGCCGATCTGCGCAAAATCCTGGCGAGCTTGCGCAAGCATCCCGGAGACCCTGGTGCGATAAATCTCCGCCGCACCTTGAAAGTCGCCCTGCACCGCCTTGGCTATGACCTGAAATCCAGCGACTGCGTTCTTGATGAAGACATCAAAGAGCTTGACAGTGGCAAAGACAAACGTGGCGACTGATTGGATGCCTACCCTGATCACGGTGAACAAAGCGTCCCAATCGTTCTTTGTGTCGAACAGATCGCCAAAGACTTCAAGGATCGACTGCAGCGATGGCAACAGCGCATCTGTCAGCTCAGCGCCGAAGCCCTGAGTCCTGATGCCCAGCTCCGTGATCGTGTCATTGAACAGATCGGATCGCGCGGCAAAATCTTCGCCCACCTTGTAGGTGAACTTGTCCATCGCCGCCGCGCCTTCGTTCAGCAGCGGGATCAGGTCGGCGCCAGACTTGCCAAAAATCGCCACCGCCGCGGCTGCTTTCTGCGCGCCATCAGGCATGTCAGCAAACCGATCAGCGATCTGCTTTAGCACCTTCTCAGCCGGCACCACCTGCCCGTCGGCAGTCTTGACCGCAACGCCCAGCGCGTCAAACTTCCGCCCAAGGTCTTCGTTGCCCTCGGCCGCCTTGACCAGATTCACGTTCAGCTTGGTCAAGCCCTTGCCCAACGTGGCCATGTCCACGTCAGCCAGCTTGGCCGCGTTGCCGATGCCGATCAGCGCACTAGCCGCCACACCGGTCTTTGCCTGCAGGTTGAACAGCTCGTCGCCTGCATCAATGGCTTGCTTCACAATGGCAGCCAAGCCGCCCACCACCGCGCTGCCGGCGATGGCTGCACCAAAGCCAGCGACCGCACCCCTAAGATTGCTGAATCCCAGGGCTGCATTCTTGACCTGACCCTGCAGCCCCTGCATGGAGTTGCCCAGGCGCCGGATATTGTTCTCGCCTTGAACGTCCGCCTTGATGCGGAGCATGGCGTCCATGTTCATCGCCATCTCAGGCGCTCCGCTCACTAAGCACTGCCATGGCTGCGGCCTCCATTACCTGCAGGTCCTCAAGCATGGAGCGCTCATCCTCCACTGCATACAGTTTAAACACCCACGCCAGGACTCCGTAATCAAGGCCCAGCAGGCCGCCCATCGTGGTCCGCCATTGCGTTTGCACCCGCAGGAACATTTCAACGGCTGCCCAGTTCTCAGGCCAGACGCCGAAATCTTCAGCCGATGCATCCGGCAGATCCGGCAGGGGGATGCCCATGGCCGCGGCATCAGCGGCGGTCTCGTCAACGACGCTACCGCCTGCCCAATGCTCAGCGGCCTCTATCAGTTTTTTCGCTTGGCTCCCTTGATGCTGTCCATGTAGGACTTGAGAATCGCCACCGAAAGCAGCGGCACTTCAAGCGCCTGCTCGAGTGCCTTCTGGCTGAACGGGATCTCTTTGCCGTTGTCATCGTTGACGCCGGACCACCCAACCAGCACCTCTGCTGCCAGCTCAGTTAGCCGTTCAATGTCGCCCACATCATCGAACCGCTGCAGCTCAGCCACCAAAGGGGCAACCTTGCTTTGCGGGAGACGCTTGAACTCGCCATCGAATGTTTGGCGCTCGTGCCGGCCTCCATCGACAGGGATGTCGAAAGTGACCGGCCACGAGTAGGTATCTGACTGCTTGAGAACGAAAGCCAAGGTCAGGTAAAAGCGAGACTCAGCTCATCATTGCCCGAACTGGTCGGAACTGCAATGAAAGGCATGTTCAGCATCTGCACACCGTCCTGATCCGAGTAGGTCAGGTTGCCTAGGTCGGACTGAGCGGTCGTGACCGTAACGATGTTCCCGCCGGTGGTGCCGTGCTGGAAGGTGATGCTGCCGGTGCTGCTGCCGGTCGCCACCGTGAAGAAATCTTTCGCGGCGATGGTCGGAGCTTCGATCACGATCGTGCCGCTGGGGGCGCGGTTGGTGATCATGATCTCCTTGCTGCAGCCCACCAGCTCGCGGTAGATCACGTCGTTGGCGATGCTGAAGTTGTAGCTTTGCAGGCAACCGCTGTAGGAGAACGCGGTGAAGTTGGTAGTGTTGCCCTGCTTGAAGATCAGCGGTGTGGCTTGGTTGGCGTAGGTGGGGGTGGGCAGTGTCTCGTCTGTGGGCGCGTTGTAGATGCCCGTCATGGTGAAGCTGATCACCGGGATCTGACCGACTTCGCCGGTGATCTCAAAGGTGCCGCGACAGCCGGTCAACTTGTGACGGATGCCATCCTCGTGGTAGTGAATCGTGCAGCTCTCGAAGCCGCTGCTCTCGGGCGCGTAGGTGGCGCTGGTGCTGGTGACCAGCGTCTCGCTCAGGCCGCAGCTGCGAAGGACGGGACCGTAGGCCGGGGCGGTGCCGGCAGTGCCGGAGCCAGCCAGCTCCACTTCAAAGCTCACCTCAACGCGGGTCTGCGCCAGCAGCTGATCGGCTTGCCCCATGTAAGGACGCACCAGATCGCGGTTCACCGTCTCGGCTACCAGTGGCTGGATCTCAAGGTTGCGCACCAGGATGGCGTTGCTCGAGCCGGTGGGGCTGGAGTCGGTGCCGTAGGTGGTCTCAATCTTCGCCAGGATCAAGCGCCGGCGGGTCAGAACTGATGCCATTGGGGGCTACCTCAGGAGTTGGATGGGGAGCCGGCTGGGTCCGCTCGACGAGCTGTCGCTTGCCGGTTTTGGGATTGACCAGATAGCTGCCGCCCTGGCCTTTGTGTTCGTCCACCATCGTAGCCACTATGTTGTGGCCAGATTAGCGACGCTCGTGCGATAGCGCACGAGGTAATCGCAACTGATCACGCCGGCTGGCTGATCAGCTTCGACCATTTCAAAGTTCACGCCCTGCGGTTGTATGTCGATCGCGTAGCCGCCAAGGGTCAGATCTGCCATCAGCTTGCTGTGCAGGCTCTCGATCGTGGCATCAGCCACCTGGTCGGGGATGTTGCCGCGCACGATCACCGCGATCCGCACCGTCAGCGACCAGTCCAATCTCGGCAGGCTGGTCAGCTGTTCTGCACTGTCGCTGATCGGCTCGATCACCAGCGCCGGGCTTTCGCCTCTGGTGAGCGGCTCAACGCGGCTGCGGTAGATCCGCGTGCTCACGCCTGTGGTGCCCGCCAGCGTGGACGCGATAGCTGCCAGGATCGTCTCGCGGCGGGTCGTCATGCTGAGGCCACCTGGGTCACGGTGCAGATGATGCCAGGGATGCCCGGATGCGCGAACGGACTGGTGGCAGCGGCTTCGGCGTGGATGTATGCAGCTGCGTTGCTGGTCGCCCACATCAGTTCGATGTAGTCCGCCGCGGCCAGCTTCAGCACATAGTTAACCGTGCCGATGATGTTGCCTGGTGTGTTGCCATGCTTGGCGATGATGCTGAACTTGCTATCGCTGTCAGCCACATCACCACTGGATCCGCTGCCGTTCTTGCGCAGCCACACATTAATGTCGTGGATGCTGTTGTCGTTATTGGTGAACTGAATTGAGAAAGTGATGCTATAAACCCCCGGATGGTCAACCGTGATCCGGTTATTCGAGATCACCTTGATGCCGTGGCTGTCTAGATCGTTCTTGCGCAGCAGGATCGCCGTCGGTGTATTTGCAGTGGCCGTCTGCGAAGTTGTGTCCCAGAAAGATCCCCAATAACCAGGACAGCCGTGGTATGGCAGCACGTTCCAAGCGGTACGGCCATCGCCAATTTTCAGGTTGCCGGTCTGGCTTTCAATGCCAGGCTCGCCGGCCATCAGCACCGGGTTTTGCGCCGTCCAGGCGCTGCGGGTGTTGACCTTGAAGGG